TTAGGACAGAGAATGGAGAATGAACTAGAAAAAGCACTAGAAAGTAAATTCTTCTGCCCCTCTCGATTCGCGCAAGAGATTGAGTCTCTTGTACATACCGGCGACGGAATGAGTTATATTGATGCTGTTGTTCACTTCTGTGATAACAATAGCATTGATGTGGAATCAGTTCCCAAACTGATATCCAAACCACTCAAAGAAAAGTTAAAATGTGAAGCACTAGAACTTAACTTCTTGAAGAGAAGTTCCAGAGCAAAATTGCCTATTTGATTCTATTTTTGTCCGAAAAAAATTTCGGCAAAAATTTGACCCTATTACTTTTTTCATGATGCCGTTTGATGCCTACAAACAATATCTTTCACTGAAGAACCACTTCACGAAAGAGAAGTATGACTATCACAAGTATTGTGGTAAGAGTCGTGCAACCGTACAATCTTTCTATAAAAGGAAGGACAGATTTTGGTTTGAGAAAGTATCAAGGCAGAAGACAGATCAGGAAATGATTGACTTCTTTGTATCTAACTTTATCACTTGCACTGATCCAAGTAAGCTTTGGATAGGAGAGATGATCCGCGAAGGTGAAGGTAGATATACTGAATGGAAAAAGCGAACCCAATCACTAACTTATTTGTTTAAGGAAGAAACGGGATCTATTTTTGTTGATAGTAATTTTGATTCTATGTTCTCCATGGATGGTTCTACACATCCACAAATTCTTAAGGAGTATCTAAAAGATAATATTTCAATAGAAACATTGGTGATTCTTGATAGAATTCTTGGATTTAGAAAAGACTGGGACAAGAAACTACAAGACCCAGTGTGGGAAACCGTCAGTATGAGAATGAAAAAGTATTCTCCGTTTCTAAATATTGAGGTATCACGTTATAAAAAAGTTTTAAAGGAAATTGTTTTAAAGTAAAATGAGTTTTTTCGATTCTGATGTTGTCCGTGCTGAGATGACAGAAATTAGTGAACTACAAGAAGATGTTTATCGTAACGTCTTTACATTTCCCTCAATGAATAATGAGGAGAAATCATTTCATGTTGCAATGATGGAAAAACTTCTTGATAAACAAAAAGTTCTTTTTGCTAGACTGAGTTTATCGGACGATCCTGAAGCAAAACAAATGAAAGATAAAATCATCGAGTCAGCAACGATGATGGGTCTCCCTGAGGGAGGTGATTTGAATACGGTCTTCAACAACATGTCAAAGATGCTGGACATAATGAAACGGCAGATTGACAATGGTGACATAGACCAGTAGAATAACAAGGTACACACAAGCCAAATCTAATTAATCTAAGGTAATCCGAATGTCATTTTCAGATCTTAAGAAGCAATCCTCTCTGGGTTCTCTCACCTCTAAACTGGTGAAAGAAGTTGAGAAGATGAACAATACTTCCGGCGGCGCAGATGAGCGTCTATGGAAACCCGAAATGGATAAGACCGGCAATGGTTATGCCGTAATCCGTTTCTTGCCTGCACCAGACGGAGAAGAACTCCCCTGGGCAAAGATGTACTCCCATGCCTTCCAAGGTCCTGGTGGTTGGTACATCGAAAACTCTCTGACTACAAATGGTGGTAAAGACCCTGTGTCGGAGTATAACCGTGAACTGTGGAACAGTGGTCTTGATTCCGATAAGGATACTGTTCGTAAGCAGAAACGCAAACTCTCTTACTATGCCAACATCTATGTTGTGCAGGACAAGGCTAACCCTCAGAATGAAGGTCGTGTCTTCCTGTATAAGTTTGGTAAGAAGATCTTTGATAAGGTCATGGAAGCAATGCAACCTGAGTTTGAGGATGAGACTCCAATCAATCCTTTTGACTTCTGGCAGGGTGCTAACTTCAAACTGAAACTGAAGAAGGTTGCAGGTTACTGGAACTATGATTCTTCTGAGTTTGATAAAGTTGCACCACTCTTGGATGATGACGATGCACTAGAAGCATTGTGGCAAAAGCAATACTCTCTGTCAGCACTTGTTGCAGCAGATCAATTCAAGTCCTACGAGGACCTGGATAAGCGTCTGAAGATGGTGCTTGGTGCTAAACCTGCTCCCCGTCGTTATGATGAGGAGACTGATAATGAAGACAACTCTCGCGGCAACTTTGCTCCTGACTGGGCAGCAAAGAGTGCTCCTGCAGCAGACTTCAATGCACCTGACATCACTCCAACCAAATCTGCTGACTCAGATGAGGATGATGCACTGTCCTACTTCCAGAAACTTGCGGAGGAGTAATGGATAGCGCAGTTCATGCATGGAACACCATGAGTTACGGAGAAGGATTTCTCTTCTCCGTCTGGTTGTTAGGAATGTATTACATCAAACTTAGGATGGACAAATACTTCAATTAAAATAGTCTGATATTATCAGCAGTCTTCAAGGTTTCAGTCTTATATTGACTGGAACCTTTTTTGTATGTCATGAGTTCTTCAAAGTCATCCATGATTACATTTAGATATCTTGGTTTTAATAAGTAAATGCTTCTCTTGTTGTTATTTAATTTCTCTTCATACTGATAGTTTGTGATTTCAACAACAGGATAACTGGTAACCATTCCAGATCCATCATAATAAGTTATACTATATGTTGAGGGAACTTGCAATCCCTTTTGAACAATTATAACATCATCACTATTTTTAAGTTCAGTAGTTTCATAGTGGTGAGATGAATTTAAATTATCATAAGTGCCGTACTTATTTAAAAGATATGCATCAAATTCAAGTTGTGGCATTGGCCATTCATCCTGAATATTGATAATATTATTACTAGTTAAGACAACCCAATCTAAATCAGACCTGTTATAAACTTTTAATGCAACATTATCAGGTCTATCATTACCAATAATTTCATACTTAGTAAAGAATGATAAGTCTTGATAGATGTCTTGTTTTAAAGCAATTCTTTTGAATAAATTTTTTACATTAATATAATCTGATATCAATGCATCAGGAAGTCTGCTAACATATTCAAAATCTGGAACTTTGCTGAAGTAATTTGACATTTTAGAAACCTATTTCTGCGGGAAGATCACCATCGCTACCGTAGTCATCATTAAATACGGGTTCAAGTTCTTTAAACTGAAGAGACATTTGATATGATGACATTGCACCATCTTCATAGGGAGCATAGTTTCCTTCAGGAGTGTATTGAACACTACATGATAGTAGAGCACACTCTTTAAATTTATTTAAAAACTTACTTTCTTCTTGACTTCCCAACTGAACATACTTAATTCTAAATGTATGAGGTGTCTTTAAGAAAAGTCTTGATTCTTCTCTAATTGGTGCCATACCTTGCTTAAAGAATCTAATAATTTTTAAAATTTCTTCCGCTTCACCTTTACTTCTTGGAGACATTTTAAATTGAAAAGTAAATGGTCTCAGTGATGGTCCATTAAATATCAGTTCAAGGTTTGGATTAAGAATCGTTCCTTGAGTTCTTGAAAATAATGCGTTCTCATTAGAACCAATAGCAGCTGATGCAGCCTTTTGTCCGATCAGTTGTTTCATTTCTTTATTATTAGAAACTAGTTGGTTTTTTAAATCACCTAGTTGACCACCAATACCACCACCAGAAGTTGCTGAAGCGTCAAGAGCACCTAAAGCAAGTCCTGCTGCTGCAAGTTGAAGTGGACCCATAGTGTCATCACCCCAGTTACAGGCATTAGCATCAGAAATACCACCAGGAATTGGTAGAGTTACTGTTCCAATTGTTCTTCCAGATGATCCACTTCTATCAGCAAATCCAAATCCTTGAACTTTTTTTGGTTCATACTTTAGCATATCAAATTTAATCTTATCCTGTTTCGGATCTCTAGCTATAGGATAGTTCATATCACCAAACTTATCTCTTGTTCCTGCCTTATTTTTTGGAGGTTCGCCACTTGGTTTTGAAGTATCTCCTGCTTCACCCTCATCGTTTGCATTATTCCCAGAACCACCACCAAGCACCTCTTGATTTTTTCTACCAGCATCTGTAAGTCCGCCAGCAGCAGCATCTGCTTCATTTTTTCGAACTATATCTCCAGCATTTTTGGTTTGTTGTTTTATTGAACCTCTTAATTGAGAGTCTGGATTATTTAATGCCTTTCTTTCTCCTGCTGTTGCATTAGATGATACTGTATTACTTGTTTGTTTTCCATTTTTATCAACGCTTACCTCTTGAACTTTTACACCATTATTTCCTTGTGCATCAGTTCTAAAAGTTTCTCTCTTTATGCTACCATCACCAAGAGTAGTAACCTCTGTTTGGTAGTAATTATCAACACCTTTTGATGAAGCTCTTCCTTGCTTTTCAGAAACTGTTACTTTAGCTGGTTTACTAGTTGCTGACGCCATTACGGACTATCTTTTTTCTATTTAGTAAGTATCTTTACGAAGTGCATAAGGTATAGA